TTGCAAGCGCGTCAAATTATTGAGTTACCTGATTTTCATGATGAATGTAAGGCTCAAGACGTTGAAGTTCAGTCAACGCAAATTATCGGTCATAAAAATCGAAATATTGTGCGTAAAGGTACTGCTTCAGGTCGAAATTCTTTTGATTCGAAACACGATTTGTTTGCTATTTTTGATGAAATTGGTGGATTAGATCCAAAATATGATCAAAAAATATCAGATATCATGATGGGTCAAGGTGATAATCCTAATAGATTATTGGTAAAAATCTCAACTGCTTATCCTAATCCAAATTGTGCATTTAAGCATGAAGAAGATAGTTTACGTAAGGCAATTGAAACTGATTCTCATGATGCAGATGATACATTTTTCCTTAATTTTGCTCAAGATAGCGAAAATGAGGTTTTTAAGCCTGAATTATGGGAAAAGTCGAATCCTTTGCTACATGATAAAGCATCTCATGATCAACGATTAACAGGGTTGATTGATTTAAGAAATAACCTGGAAAGACAGGGAAAATTAAGCGATTTTGCTAATAAATCAATGAATATGTGGTCACGCCAGTTCCAAGATTCATATTTGCCATTGAGAGATATTCAGAAAAATATAATTTCTGATTTTAATATTTATGGCAGGGATGTATTTATTGGAATTGATGCTTCAATGTCTAATGACAATACCGCGTTTGGTATGATTTTCCCTTATGATGACCATAAATTTCATATTGAGCAGTATTCTTTCATTCCATTTGCCCAAGCTAAGACAATTGAAGCTAAAGAAAAGCAAGACAGTTTAAGTTATCGCAAATTAGCTCGTCAGGGCTTCTGTGAGATTACTAATAATGCTTCAGGTACAATTAGCTATGAACAAGTTTGGAACTGGCTAGAACGCTATATTTCATCAAATGAGTTAAATTTAAAAGCAATTGTAGTTGATCCAGCTTACTTAACTTGGTTTGCTAATCGTGTTGAAAATTATCAACCGAATTGGCCATATATTCCATTTAAGCAAACTTCATTGCAGCTTAACCAGCCTACAAAAGGATTGCAGAAAGCATTTATTGATGAGAATGTGTCTTTACTTAAGGATCCTTTGTTAATTGATGGCTTAAATAATGCAGTATTAGTTGCTGATAAAGGTGGCATGGTTAAAATTGACCGGCAGAATCGAGTTAGTCAACATATCGATACTGCAGATGCTATCATTAATGCTTATTCTCAAGCACAAAATTATTTTGAGGACTTTAATGATGGCAAGGATGTGAAGTTGCTCGATACGATGAATCAACAGCAGCGAAATAACTACTTTAAGGGCTTATTTGGGGTGTAAATTATGATTAATAAATTTATTCAAATTCTTAAAAATGTATATTTTTGGTATTTTCAAACAATTCTCTTTATTGCAGGCTTTGTTGTGATTAATATTGCTGTCTATTTAATTAATGCAGTTGCCGGATTATTTCTAACTGGGATTACTTTAATTTTATTCGGTATTATTATGAATCATGATCGTCAAAGGAGATGATTAAATGGGGCTTCTAAGTAGGGCATCACCCAAATTTGATAACAATGTTCAAATTCCTTCAATGCATGGACTGGTTTTTACTCAACTGATTGGTAATAGCTCTGTTTCTATGGTTTCAATGTCTAAAGCAATGCTGAATAGTGATGTTTTTAGTGCAATTCATCGGATAGCTTCAGATATAGCTTCAGCTAAATTTAAAACTGATAACACTTACATTGAATACATATTGAATCGACCAAGTTCCATTATTGGTCGATTTTCTTTTTGGCAAGGTGTCATTAGTCAGTTACTGCTAGCTGGTAATGCTTATGTAGTTGTTGATGGTATGAATCTAGTGCAATATCGACCAACTGAAATAAGCAATATTCAAGTAATTGGTGAAAATGTAGGTATTGAATATACAGTTACTCCACTAGATGGTAGTAAAGAATTTAAAGTAGATCAAAATCACATGCTGCATTTTAGAATTATGCCAGATTCTAGCTATCAGTACTTGATAGGTCGATCACCGTTAGAGTCTTTAGCGTATGAAATGACCATTAGTGATCAGAGTAAAAAAGCAACTTTAAACTCAGTTCAGAATCAGATCAGTCCTATTGGGATTCTTAGTGTTCCAGCATCTCAACTTAATGATGAAGACCGTGAGACAGCTAGAACTAGTTTGGAAAAAATGAACTCTGGGGCAAATGCCGGTCGACTAATGGTACTTACAGATGATTCCAAATTTTCTCAATTAGATGTGAAAGCTGATGTCTTTAAAGCTTTAACGGAAAATGCTGACTATTCTGCTGCACAAATTTCTAAAGCATTTGGGATTCCAGTAGACATGTTAGGTGGAGGAAAATCGACCGAATCTCAGCATAGTAACATCGATTCGGTCAAGGGTACCTATATTGCGGACTTAAACTCTTATACTAATCCTTTACTTGATGAAGTTAGACTTAAGTTTGATTGTCCTAACTTAAAATTGGATATCAAATCGGCTCTTGATGTTGATGATTCAATTGCTGTTGGTCAAGCTAACTCAATGGTACAGGCTGGAACAATTGACCAAGGACAGGCTCAACAGTTGCTTAAGCGATCAGGTACTTTGCCAGTTGACCTAATTCCGCCACAAGAAGGAGGTGATGACAATGGAAATTGATATTAAAGGAAGCGTAGTAGATAGTGAAACTGGACAAATGTTTAACTGGTTTGGGATGCAAAATACTAATCCAAAAGATGTACAAAATGCTTTAAATAAAGCTAATGGGGAAGATATTGAATTGAATATCTCGTCCGGTGGTGGAGATGTTGCTTCGGCGGCTGAAATCTATACAATGCTACAGCAATATCCAGGTAAGATTACTGGAACAATTCAGGGAATTGCCGCTTCAGCTGCTAGTGTAATCTCTGAAGCATGTGATCATTTAGTTATTAGCCCTGCAGCCAGCATGATGATTCACCGAGCATCAAATACTTTTAGTGGTAATACTGAAGATATGGGACATAATTCAGTGATTTTGTCTAAAGTAGATCAAACTATTTGCTCGGTATACCAGGCAAAAACTGGCAAATCAAGAGATGAAATCTTGAATTTGATGAAAGATGAAACGTGGATGACTGCAGAGGAAGCGGTTGATCAAGGCTTTGCTGATGAGGTTTTAAATGTCTCAGATAATGCGCCTCAAGTGATTAATTCTTTTGAAGAAATTCCAGTTAAGGCTAAAGTAGATGAATTCATGAAAATGCTGATGAATTCAGTTAAAAAGAATAATGAAAATAAGAGCGATAATACTCAATCTTCTAATCAAGATAGTATTACCGCTCTTTTTAATAAAAAATTATCGATTTTAAAAGGAGAATAGAATGTCAGATGTAATTACGCGAGACCAAGTTGAAAATACCTGGAAAATTTCAGCTGCAAAGGTCTCAGACTTAAACAATAAAATCAACATTGCATTATCTGATCCTTCAGCTTCTTCAGATGACATGAAGAAATTGAAAGACGAACGTGATAAAACTGTTGAAATCAGAGATACTGCTCAAGAGCAATTGGCTCAGTTTGGGATGAATCCAAATGAAGTTAAAAAAACTAGGAATATTTTGGATCGCGACAGTAAAGAAGATCATACTAAATCAATTAGAGATAGTATCAATTCATTCGTTCACGCCGGTGCATCTGGTCGCAAGTATATCAACGATGCAACAAATTCTGATGATGGTCAAATTACTTCACCAGTTGTAGCGCCCACAATTCCTGAGACTATCATTTATGATCCATCAAAGGAAGTAAACTCAGTAGTAGACCTATCAACATTTTTAACTAAGACACCAGTACCTACTGGAAGTGGTACAGCACCAATTATTAAGAGAGCAGATTACAGCTTTCCAACGGTTGAAGAATTACAAGAAAACCCTAAGTTGGGTAAACCAGAATTCTCAAATGTTAATTGGAAAGTTAAGACTCATCGTGGCGCCTTGGCCATTTCTAATGAATCAATTCAAGATTCAAGCGTAGATGTTTCTGACTTAATTCTTACACAAATGGGTGAAGCTAGAGTAAACACCTATAATAAATCTATTTCTGATGTTTTGAAGAAGTTCAATGCAGTAGAAGATGCAAATGCTGATAATCTAGTTGATGTTTACAAGTATTTGTTAAATGTTGCGTTAGACCCTGCATATAATCCAGTTATTATTGCAAGTCAATCTATGTACAATGCTCTTGATACTCTTAAAGACAAGAATGGGCAATATATTTTTCATCAAGATGTTACTGGCAAGAGCGGTGCTAATTTGCTTGGTGTTCCAGTCTTTAAGATTGGCGATAAATTACTTGGTGAGGCAGGAGAGTCAACAGCATTTATCGGTGATATGAGTCGTGCGGTATTCTTTGCTGATCGACAACAAATCAACCTCTCATGGCAATATAATGAAGTATATGGTCAGTACTTAGCTGGTGCTTTACGTTATGATGTAGTATCCGCTGATCCAAATGCTGGATTCTTCTTAAATGCTAAGTTACCAGCAAGCCAAATGTATGTACCAAAGATTACTCCTACTCAAGATGCAGTACTTAATGTTCCGGTATTGGGGGATAATAAGCAATCAGATGAAAAAGAAACTGATCCCGTAACACACTAGGAGTGATTTAAATGACTGATTCAACTGGCGTAACTGTAAACGACTTACGGGATTACTTGGCTAGTGATGCACCGGATGAATTTTTGCAACGCCTAATTGATGAAGCTGAGTATGATGCTCACCATATCGTAGGTGACGACATTCCGATTGAGCGTTGCCGGCAGAACCGTGATTTTAACCAAGCTGTTAGAATCTTAGCCGACTATGATAATGCATCACGTGGTGCACAAGACAGTCAAGCACACGCCTATCCTAGATCATTTCTTTATCGAATGAATCAATGCAAATGGTCATTGAGGAGGGATACAGATGGCTCTGAATAAATTTACTGGGCGTAGCTTTAGTAAATCAATTGTTTTTGGCACAAGTGTAAAGACGAGAGACGAAAATGATGGTTCTGAGAAAATGACCTTTAAACGTCTTCTAGGGCCTTTTCATTGCGCTCCATATATTCGGACGATGCATCAGAATTTTGAACTTATGGGTACCAAATATTCAAGTACTCGGCAAGTATCAGTTAATCATCAATGGGTTGGTAGCAAACTGACTCGCAAAATGAAATTTGCGTTGCTTGATGGTGAAATTTATCAAATTGTTGATAATGGTTCTGATCAAACAGATAACCCTAATGGTGTTGATATTTTGAGTTTGCAATTAGCTGAAGATATTGAAATGCCAGAAGAGGTGAGTGAAGATGGCTAGCTTTGAAGATCAATTAAATAATTATCGTAAACAATTGTCTAAATTGGTACCGAATACTGAACAGAAGCTTAAAGCTAATAAAGCAGGTGCGGAGGTCTACCAAAAACGTCTTGCTGAGGTTACAAAAGCAAAACACTATTCAAACAAAAAAGATGAAAAGTATGGTCACATGGCTGATCATATTGAAATTTCCGATAAAAATAGTGATGAAGTAGCTGATGGCAGTGCAACCGTGGGTTGGCCAAACCGATATCATGCAATGAATGCGATGCGGCTTAATGATGGAACTGTCCACATTAAGGCTGATCACTTTGTCGATCTTACACGTGAAGAAAGTAATGATGCAGTTGTTGCCGCTCAAGCTAAGGCATTGGGCTTTAAGAAAGGCGACTAGCTATGAAGTTGCCAATTGTGCAAGTTGCCGACTTACTTGAAGCTGCTAATTTCAGTTGGGTAGATCCAGAGCACATCTATACTACAAATGTCACTCCCGATGAAGACGACTCTGGGAAGACAACGTTTATTCGCATTCAAGATGCTGTAGGTCGGATGGCTTACTACGCTAATGATATTGCTTCTGCACAGGTTGCTGGTGTAGAGGTGCAAATTTTTTTCAGCAATAAATGGTCGAAATTGACCCAAGGTGAAAATTTAACAATTTATGATGCAAAAGTCGCAGTTTTGAAGAAGTTACAGGCTAATGGTTGGAAGATTCAAAATCCTTTGAATCCTGACACACCTGATCCTGATACTGGTCAAAAAACTGCGACTATTTATGTTACAAAAATTTTAGAAATGGAGAATTAGAATGGCAGATACACAAACGACTCAAGAATTAGGGTCATCAAGTCATGGTATTAATCTCGTTACTTTTGCATTGCTTAATCCTTCAACTGGTACTGTTTTAACCGGTCCTGATGGTTTGAGTGATAACGGGATTAAGCCAATTTATCAAGGTGTTCAAGGTGCTACTCAAGCCGAATACCAAAACCTAGAGCGTGAAGGTACTAAGCAATATGCTAATGACACGCCTAAGCGTGTGACTAGACCAACTCAAGCACCTACTGCAAATTTAACGTTCCTCGATATCGCTTGGGATACTCTTAATAAGTTAACTGGATATGAACAAGGGGAAGATGGCGGCTATTCACTTTCTGGTGGCACTAAGCCATATTTTGCAATGCTCACACGTGCAACTTTCTTGGATGGTTCTTCTTTATATGAAGCTTTTGCATGTGCTACTGCAATTTTACCAACTGGCCAACACCAAACTGATAATGACTCAGAACAAGATGCAAATGTTGCTTTAACTGTTGATGCATTCCAACCAATTAATCCTGATGTTTTTAAGCTTAAGAATGGGCATCAAATGCCTTATAGACGTTGGAATTCTTTAGATTCAAAATTTGATCCTGAAAAGATGATGGCTCAAGTTTTTCCTGGATATAAGCCAGATGACACAATGAAGATTGTGGTGCCTACTTGGAATGGCACGTCAGTTGCTACTCCAACAAGTGTCCAACCTAAGTCAGATAAGTAATTGAAAAGTAGGGTGGGTGTGGTAGGAAAACTAATAACTATTATCAAGGAACGGGTAACCCGTTCCTTTTCTTTCGAAAGGATTATAAAAATGTCAAAAATTATTATCGATACTAAAATTTTGCCAATTAAAGTTGATCAAGTTGAAGTTGTTCCTACGGGTGCAGTAGGTGACATTTCAAGAGAGACCATGATTAAGCTTTTGGAATCAGCTGATCCTAAGGAAAATGAAGAGTATGTTGACTTCATTAAGCGACAAACAGATGCCAAAAAAGCTGCACTTGACTTGTTAAAGTTAGTCCTAGGTTTATCAACTAAACAAATTGACAAGATCAATTCAGAATTGGAAGAAAGCACTATTGATAATTATGTTGGTTACGTTGAGTCCTTACTTCAAGGTTTAGCTACTGGTTCATATGCTGACTTTGAAAAGGCGCAAAAAGATGACGGTGAGGAAGTCACAGACCCAAAATCCGACGAAGACGACGATTAAAACAAATAAACGATTTAAAGGTTCAAGGGCTTCATTATAAAAGATTAAAACGGGATATGTTCTTGATGCATGGGACAGATCCTAAATTGATTGATAATACTGATTATTTTGACTTGATGGAACTTCTAAGCACACCAGATGAAGATCCAATATTCTCAGCTTCTGAACTTTTGAGTCCATCTGCAAATCAAGAACAGAGTTTCTACGATCAGGACGACATTTGGGCTGATGAGTAGATAGAAAGGAGGTAAATATGGTGAAAATCAGCAACATAATGTCGACCACGATCGACATTAATACAATTAAAGCTTCTAATTCACTTAAGTCTTTAGATAGCGCCATTAGAGCTACAACCAATGCATGGAAAGCTAATGAAGCACGTGCTAAATCGGTTGGCAATGCACTTGAAGCTTCTAAATCTCGTTATGAAGGTTTAGAGAAAAATATTGAAAATGTTAAATCCAAGATTAGTTATTTAACAGAGCAGCAATCTAAGCTTGATCGTACTACTCAACAAGGACAAGAAGAATACAACAAGTATGCTAATAAACTAGCTTCTGCAGAAAAGCAATTGGCGTCAATGACCGCTCAGCAAGATAGAGCTAAGCGATCAATGGACTACCAGAAAACTGGACTTGCTGGACTGCAGTCATCTTATAAGCTACTTAATGAATTAGGTACTAGCCGCATTCAGCGACTTGAAGCTGAAGGACGACAGTATGAAGCTAATAAAACTAAGTTAAGTACATATCGCGCTTCAATTGAAAGTTTAACCAAGCAACAAAAACTGCAAGCAGATGAGCTTGTAAAGATTGGCAAAGCTTCTGGTGAAGCCAGTGAAGCTTACAAGCGTCAACAAATTCGCTTAAACCAAACTTCAACTACTTTAGCTAAAACTAAAAATGAGATGAATGAATTGTCGGGATCAATGCGTAAAGCAAACCCGACTTTTTTTGATCGCTTAAAAACTAAAATTGGTAGCGTCAATAAGGAAGCTGGTCAAACTCATAAAACTTTTAAAGAAGTTTTTGCTGGATCCTTTATTGGTAATGCACTCTCAAATGCTGTATCTAATCTGACTGGTAAGCTTAAAGGCGCAGTTACTGAAGGTATGGCGCTTAATGCCGCTACTGCTAAGATTAATGCTCGGTTTAAGAGCATGGGTATGTCTACTAAGACAATTGCTGATCTTGATAAGCAAATAGGTGATCTAAAGGCTAAAACCAACATGACTGGCGACAATGTGGCCAACTTGCAGACTAAGATGCTTAACTGGTCAAACATTGGTACTAAAGGTGCCATGCAGATGACAAAGATGATCGCTGGTGTTAGTGATTCATCTAAGCTATCTGGTGATCAAATTGAGCAAATGGGCGCTAGTTTGATGCGTGTCGGGTCAACCGGTAAAGTAACTTATTCCGCTTTAAACAGAGTTACTAAGTCAGCACCAACCTTCATGGCACAGTTGGCCAAAGGTGCCGGCATGTCGGAAGACAAGCTTAAGGCAATGCTTAAGACTGGCAAAGTTACACAAACTCAGTTCCAGAAGTGGATGGCAGCTGCGGGAAAGTACTCTGATACTGCAAGATCTTCAAGAAGCGGAATTTAAGTTTGGAATAGATCAAAAGAAGGCAAAACAAAAATCGAAAGGGTATCAAATTAGAGCCCCAAGAGTTGAAAAAACTTTACACGGTTGGCTTGATAATGATAGTGACACTGATCTAAATGATGTTAAAGCAGAGGCTGCTGTCAGAGATACGAATGAAACAATCGAGGTTCTTTTGCTAAAAAAAGATGCCGATGGATTTTATTTAATGGATGGGCGAAAAGTGGATGAAGAAGTTCCTGATAGCGTTGTTGTTCAGCAGTTGATTAGGCTGCCTCATGCATTAACGATGGATATAAACCAATCTATACGGAATCTGGAGCAAGATACTATTAGTAATTTTCCTGAATGGCAGAACAGTTCCTGGTTAAAGGGCTCGGTAGCTTTAATTCTTGATGCCAATAATGAGACAGAATTTAATGGATATAAGATTAAATATTCATCTGACCTGGGGTTATCGTACGAAAAAGAGTAAACTATATTAAGTGTATTCCTCACCTAGGTGAGGGTGATCCTATTAATTATTTATTTATTAAAGTAATCCCCATAAAAATGGGTTCAGCGATTTCACCTTATGAAATCGCTTTTTTTATTTTGTTAAAAAGTATTGTAAATTAAAACAATAAGTTCTATTATTAATATAAATATTAACTATTTATTTATTAATAAAAGAGATGGTGATATATGAGTAATGATTTAAGTTTCAATCTGGTTACTAATCCTTGGATTAAAGTCCTGAAAAAGGATTATACCGAAAGTGAAGTCTCTTTAAGTGAACTTTTTAGTAATTCTGAGGATTATCTTCAGCTTGCTGGTGATATGAAGTCACAGGACTTAGCGATTCTCAGATTATTGTTGGCTATCTTACTGTCAGTTTATACTAGATTCGATGCAGATGATATGCCATACTCATGGCTGGATTTAGATGACAAATGGCGAGTGATTCGGACAGATAATGATGGCAAGGATTTTGATAAACTAAAAGACACTTGGATAAGTCTATATGATCAAAAAGCTTTTTCAAAAAAAGTATTTGATTATCTAAATCTTTATAAGGCTAAATTTGATTTATTTGGTGAAGATCCTTTTTATCAAGTTAATCGTCACATTTATGATTGTAATGTACCGGAAAATAAAAAGGTAGCTAAGGGTGCGGGTACAGTATCAGTTAAACAAATTAATAGACTTATTTCGGAAAGTAATAACAGTCCAGCATTGTTTTCACCTAAATCAGGTATTGAAAAAGATAGTGTTAATAATGCAGAACTAGTTCGGTGGTTGATTACCTATCAAAACTTTACAGGTGTTACTGATAAGACTAAAGTTAAGTCAAAGGATAAATTCTCTGTTTCTCCTGGTTGGTTGTATTCAATTAATCCTGTTTATATTAAAGGTAAAACTTTATTTGACACGCTAATATTAAATTTAGTCTTAGACCCAAAATCAGATGAAATTGATTGGTTAAACCCGCAAAGACCAGTGTGGGAATACGATGATATTAATGATTATCTTCAACAAAGATTGAATGGAGTATATCCTGACAATTTATCTGAATTATACACTGTTTGGTCTAGAATGATTCATATTGATTGGCAAAATGGTCAGCCAGTTATATTTAGCGCAGGACTGCCTAAGTTAGATAGTGAAAAACAATTCCTAGAGCCAATGACGACTTGGCGTAAAAATAAAGATGGTGTTGTATATCCAGCTGCCAAGAATAAAAATAATATAAATGTCGCTATGTGGCGTAATTTTGGTCAGTATATAAGAACTAAAGCTAACGAAGATGAAAAAAGAATTCCAGGAATTGTTAGTTGGATTCAGGAATTGAAAAAAGAAAAATACATTTCTAAGCATACTAACATCAATATAGCTACAGTAGCTATGATAAGTGATGGAAATGCTACATCTCAATCACCTTATGCGGAAATCACTGATAATATGCAAGCTAAGGCAGGAGTTCTTTTTGATGATGAGCCTATGCTTGAAAATCGGTGGCAAGATAGAATTGAAAAAGAAGTATTATTAACACAACAAGTTGCAAATTATTTCTATTGGTTTGCAAAAGACATATCGAACATTCAAACCCATAGTGAGAAGAAAAAAAGTAATGATGATTGGGCAAGTCGAAAGGTAGCACAATTTTATGATGAATTGAATCAGCCATTTTATACTTGGCTTTCTGGGCTAGATTTAAGTCAAGACCGTGATGCTAAAACCAAAGAATGGCGTGAAACTTTAAATCGTTTTGTTGCGACGCAAGCTAAAAATATTTTTATCAATGCAACTGCTGATGAAATCATTGGCGGGAAGGAAGACAATATTTTTACAATTTATAATAAACTACGCAGAAACGTCTATGTTTGTCTCGGATTAAAGTAA